AGTGGACCGATTGGCGGTATTATATCTTTTAGTGCATCTGGTAGTTTATTGTCAAATAACTTTTTAGGTTGTAACAGTGGATTTTCTGCACCTTTTTTAAGTGCTTGAATGATTACTGGATATGTATAATCATTTAAATAACCGACTTCTTGTTCTTCTTGATTGACTGCTTTTGATTGCCAAGCATGGAAGTAATCTATAATTCTCATGTCATTTAAACAATAGAATGTTAAAGTCACATCATCACTAGCATAACCATTCGCAACTTTCATAGTTGTCATACCCATAAATCTTTCTGTCGAAAGTATTTGTCTGCCAGGTATTTGTGCGGCCTTACAAAGAATGTCCATATCTTCTGTTCTTACACCAATAATTGGTGGCAAAAAGACACGATAGAGGTTGGCCATCGCAAGACCGCCACCTTCTGTTATTCTACTTTTGAACGTATCTATCGTGTTTGTCATAGCATTTTCCTACTGTCTGCATATATCTTTTGTTTTGTTGCTTTTTCAAATTGTGCAAGTGGTAAAAACGTAGCAATCTCCCATTCTGGTGCTTTGACTTCTGCGAATTTAGTTGCAACTTTTTGATTTAGATAATGTTTAATACAAGGTTCATAATACCTCAGTTTACTTGTACTTGCTAATAATCTTACTGTTAAGTCAAACTTTGCATTGTCACTTTTCTTACTTGTGACGTTATCCATCAATGCATCAAGAAACTTTGCACGAAGTATTGGTGGTAAGTAATGTAGATTTAATCCTAGAAACCCACCCTTTGCAGGTTTTACAATGATTGCTAAAGGAAATCTATCGTAATATGGTAAAGTATCTTTGTGTTTTGGGTCATAACCAAACATTTGCATTGACCCAATAATTCTTCTACCACTGCTACCTAGTGGTTCTTCTTTCATAAGTGCTTCTCTATTAATACCTCGCATAGTCTTTGCTTTATTCATAAACCATTCTCTACTCTCTTTAGTTCTTGGAGTAATCTGATTACGAAACGCCGCAAGTTCTAGTTTCTGAAAGATATTTGACATACTTCTATTTATACTTATTTCTTACGTCTTGTAAAAGGTTTTAAAGGTTTTGTTGATTTTGGCATAATACCCATAGACTCTAAAGTTTTTTCTGTCCAGATTTGAAACTCATAACCATTGTCTTTTGCATACTCGTCTGCCGCTTCCCATTTGTTCATGTTCTTTACATATGTCGTTGCTTCGGTAATGTAACGTCTGGTTCTTCTATTACCTGTAGGTGGTTTAGTCTCTTTATCTGGTTTTATTTCTACAAGTATAGTTTTACCTTCTTTAAATGTTATTTTCAAATCAAGATAATACTTATGATATCTTTTATCTATTTCGTAGTAATATGGAACAACTGTCTCTTCTGAACTCCACGATTGTACTTTTGGATTTTCGTCACACCAACGAAAACAATGCCTTTCCCACAAAGACCTATAGATGACACTTTCGTAGTCGCCTTTATATTTTTTTGTGTTTTTTACTCGATATCTTCCTTTGTATGTCTTCATTCGTGTATAAATAGAACTATAATAAACTATTTATCAAGGTAACAGATGGCAGATTTCGGTAAAACATTAGTAAATTTTGGAAAAGAAGTTCTTTTCGATTCACTTCCAGAAGCAGTACCAGTTCTAAAAGGCAGAAAAGATTTAGAATATCCACTCAATAACCCAGACGATTACAAAGGTAGACTCATGTTTAGTATCTTCGAAGAAGAACCTTTAGATATGGCCGCACTTGTAGGTTTATCTGGCATATTTGGTAAAGATTCTGACACAACTGAAATTACAAAAGATGGAACAGAAAACACAGAACAGTTTAAAGGTGAAGGTGTAGCATATCAGACCAAACAAGGTTCAGGTTCTAAGTTATCACAAATAGATAAAACAGTAAAACTTTTTACACCTGTTGCACTACAGTTTAGAGATAACGTTGCATATGATAATGCAGATTTAGGTTTTGGTGGTGGTATAGGTGAGGCCGCAGGTAAAAGTGGTAAAAACATTTTAAGTTCACTTGTTGGGGGAATAGGGTCAACGTTAACTGCTGGTTTACAAGGTTCTGCAGGCGGTGATTTAGGTAAACTTGCAATGACACAAGTAAGTGTGGCAAAAGTGGCAGGTGAAGGCGCCAATCTAGCAGTAAAACAGGCCGCTGGTGTGACAATGAATCCAAACACTCGTGCATTGTTTAAGTCAGTAGCACTTCGAGAGTTTGCATTTACATTTAAATTTATTGCAACATCTAAACGAGAAGCAGATGAAATAGATGCAATCATTAAATTTTTTAGAACAGAATTATATCCAGAAGATATTCTTGTTGATATTGGCGGTGTTGATGCATCTATTGGTTATCGTTTTCCAAATAAATTTAATATAGCAGTAATGTATGACAACAAAGAAATAGCAACAAAGATTCAACCTTGCTTTCTTCGTGATATTAGTATTACATATAATCCAACAAATTCTGCAATGCACAGTGGTGGTAAATTTACTGAAATAGATATGACTTTAGCATTTACTGAAACATCGACATTAAGTAGAAAAAAAGTTGAAGAAGAAGGTTATTAAGCATGACAACAAAATATTTCAAAAACTTTGAATCATTAGCATATAGATTTGGAAATTTAGAAGACCCAGTACTGTTTAATAATCTAACTCAATATGTAGATTTAATTGATGAAATAAAAACAAACATAGCATTTCTAAATAAATACACAATACTTTCTGGCGATAGACCAGACTCTTTATCACATAAGTTATATGGCACGACAGATTACTATTGGACATTTTATTTAATGAATGACCAGTTGAGACTTAGTGGTTGGCCAGTCGACACAGGCGATTTATTAGCAACTGCGGCATCAAAGTATCCAAATAAATTTATTACATTTAATAACAGAACTACAATTGGTGGTAATGCAGAAGATATCGCAGTAACATTTCCTGTCGGACAATCTGTTACAGGTGCATCATCAACTACTGTTGGGACAATTGTAAAAAGAAATTTAGATTTAGGACAATTGTTTATAAAGATTACAAGTGGAACTAAGTTTACTGTTGGTGAGCAATTACAGTTCACTAATACAGATGGCGATATAATTTCTCTTATAGTAGCAAGTGAAGGTGAACAATATAATGCGATACATCATTACAAAAATACAGATGGCAAACAAGTTGATATCGACCCTTATCCAGAACCTGATAGTGATGGAACTAGAACAGTAAATACATCTGGTTTAATACCAGTTACTTATCGTGACAGACTTGAAAGTAGAAACGATGAACTAAAAACAATTATTGTCATTAGACCAGACAGTATAGACAAAGTAGTATCAGATTTTAATAAAGCATTGAAGTCATAGTATGGCAAACCCAAAAAGTCAACAGTTTAAGTTAACAAAGGCACACATTTCTGCAGATAGATTTGGTGGGTTTGAGAATAGATTTTATGATGTTAAAAATCAAGTAGCAGAAATAAACATTTACGAAAGCATTGAAGAACCATCTTTAACAGGTACAATTGCAATTCTAGACGATAAGTCTTTGTATGAACTAATTAATTTTAATGGTACAGAACGTATCAGATTAGAAATGGCAGGGTTAGGTAAAGAGACTGACCCAGTTTTTGAAAAAACTTTTATCATGACAAACGTAGTTAGACAAGTAAAAGGTAATGACAAGTCTAGTATGTATGTTTTTGACATTATTGATGAACATGGTTTTATTTCTGAGGCAGAAAGACTTCGTGGTTCTTATCGTGGACGTGTTGATGATATTGTTAAAGGAATTTGTTTGACACGATTAAATAAAAGTGTTGATATTTCATACCAATTTCTTAGCAGACAAGACCGAGTTGATGCAATTCAAGATGACATACGTGTAATCATACCCAATCTTTCACCTATAAATGCCTGCAAGTGGTTATTGTCAAGAGCAACAACACAGACAGGTTCTCCTTTCTTTTTATGGGCATCAATACATGATGAAAATTTAAGAATGGGTAATTTAGATGTTATGTATCGTCAAACACCATTTAACGATAAATTACCTTACACTTATAATCCATCAAATGTAAATGTCGCAGAAGATAAAAGTGAGTTCGAACAAGGATTTACTATTAAAGCATTAGGATTAGGTGAGATGGGAGATACTCTTCACATGGTAGCAAACGGAAGTGTTGCCGCATCACAATGCATAACTAATTTAAATACTGGTCAAATGACACAACAACATTATGATGTACAACAAACACTTAATAATTTAGCATTTCAAAACACAATTGCACTAAAAAGACAAAATGTATTTGATAATAAATTTAAACTAAAAGATAAATTTATTGGTTTTTATGAAGCACGAAATATTCATCAAGTAGTCTCAACAGGAACATATGGTAAATTTAAATCATATCATGATGAATTTGAAGAAGAAAGGCATCTTAAAAAACTAGAATCTGCATCAATCAAAGACTTATTAGTTAAAAACATGATGTCTATTACAGTACCAGGCACTGCGTTCTTTCTTGGTAAAGCGGCAGTAGGCGATACAGTAAACTTAAGTATTGTCAATGATAATTTAGAAGTTGGTAAGCAGTCAAACGCAGATGACATGCTTGATAAAAATAAATCGGGTAAACATTTAATTTATGACTTGCGACACACATTTAGAGGTACAGAACACGAAGTTACAATGAACGTTTGTAAATTAGAAAGAGAAGCATGAAAGAAGAATTTTTAAATCCAGTGCCTTATGAATATTATGGAGACAATGTTCGTTGGTTTATTGCAACTGTCATAGATGCATCGCCGCCATTTGGATTTGAAGGGCGAGTAAAAATAAGAATTCATGGTCTGCATTCAGAAGAAACATATTTGTTACCACAACAAGATTTGCCTTGGGCACAATGTGTTCTTCCTACAACAGAAGGTGGTGTTTCCGGTATAGGTAAATCACCAAAAATACAAGCAAATTCATTAGTCTTTGGTATGTTCATGGACGGTAATCACTCACAGACTCCAATTGTTCTAGGTTCTTTACCACATTTAGAGTTTCCTACACTAATACAAAACAATCAAGTATTAGAAGATATTGGTGATGATAGCAAACCCGGAGGCATATTTGGTAAACTAGCGAGTGCATTTAGACCAATAGATACAGGTATAGAAAACGATAATACAGAAAGTAATCCGAGAAAGTTGCGTAGAGTAACTAGAGATAAAAGAGTGCAACATTCAGTACAGTTTCTATTAAATTTAGGTTACACAGAAAATCAAGCAATTGCAATTACATCTGGTTTGTTCATTTCATCTAGAATGGTTACTGGTCAGACTGGAATTGCAGACTTTTCTAATCTAAGATTTTCTAATCTAATCGCATTTAGTCCAGCATTTAGAAAATTTACAACACAGTTAGAGTTTGTTGTTTTTGAACTAAGAAGTGACAAACAAAATGCTAATATAAAAATATTACAAACTGATAGTTTAGAAGGTAGGAATTCTTTACCAGAGATTGTGACTAAATACTATTTAGAAAATAATACATCTGGTTTTAAAGACGAAGTAGAAGCAAAAGCATTGGATATTAAGGAGAGTATTGGTGGGTAGAAAAACTAAAGCAAGAATTAATGCTCAATTAAAAAGATTAAGAGAAGAAGATAGAGAGCAAGAATATGTTAAAGTAAATTTGCCAAAAGCAAGTGACCAACTTCGTGCTAAATTAGATACAACTATTGGTAGAGATTTAACAGAGATTGGTGGTATAAAACCTTTAGACATAGTACAAAACGCAAAGGGTGATGTCATACAAGGTGAAGGTGTTGCTCTTATTACTGAAAATTTACCTAGTATTGGTGGTGCTAATGACCCCACAACAATTACACTGCCATATTCTGCTGGTAGTTTATCAACTAATTTTGGTGGTTCTGATTCTGGTTTTAATTCATCGTTCAACGTTAGTGCAACAAAAACAGGTGGAACAACTGCTCAACCTATCTCTACAATATTAGGTGACATAACAGGCGCACCTGCTTTAAAATTATCTTTACCTAAACTTAATTTAAACATTGCAGGTGGTGGTAGTCCCACAAGTATAGCAGAAGGTATTGATGGTGCAGTTGCAAAAGCAAGTGCTAAAGCATCATCAATCGCAGATGCGGCCAGTGGTATTGCATCTGCTCAAGAACTAACTGAAATAGGAAATGTTACGCAAAATCTAAATGCCGCTGGTGCCGCAGAAGCAATAACTAAATTAATATCTGGCATACCCGATTTAAAAACTACAACTAATCCAGAAGATGTTTTGGGTAACGTTACAAATCAAACGGGTGTAGTGGCACTTCAAGCAAAAGCAAAAGTTACTAAACTCAAACTTGCATCATTTCCTAGTGTTGCAGGTTTTGTTGGTAAAATTAAAGACTTAGCAGGAGATATAGGTGAACTTGTTGACAAGGCAACAGATGCCATAGCAACTGTCGTAGCAACGATTGCCACAGGTCTAGATGGTGTATTACAAAACATTACAGAAAAAATAACATTAAATACAGAAAATAAAGTAAAAGGTATTACTGGTGGTGCAGTAGAAAGTGCAGTATTAAAAGATATTACAGAAGATGTAGCAAAGAAAACACCAGAAGGTGATGCAAGTGCGATTAAGTCGATACTTGGAAAAGCAGATATTGGTGGTTTCATGAAAGGCATT